TCCTCGACTCCGCCCCCACCAAGATCATCTGGAACCACAAGACCAACCAGAACAACATCGTCAACTTCGACCCGCGCCGCTGCTTTCCCGACCCCCGCGTGAACTGGGGCGACTGGGAAGACATGCAGTACATCGTCTTCTCCGACTACCTCTCCTACAGCACTCTCCTATCCTCTGGCCTCTATCCCCGCCTCAAGCTCGACCCCAAGCTGCGCCACAAGGTCTCCCCGCCGCGCAATAGCTGGAACGCGCACCACAACCACCGCGAAGAAGGCAAGGGCCTGTCCATCGACCCCGCCCAGCCCCTGATGCGCGAGCGCTCCGAACACGCCTACTTCACCCTTGGCGACGCCCGCATCGTCGACGAAGCCTGGGTGCGCATGTCTGGCTGGGAGATCAACGTCCCGCAGATCGACTCGATCTACATCGTCATCACCATCCTGGACGAAGGCAAGGTCATCCGCTTCCAGATGAACCCCTACGGCCAGCAGTTCCCCACCGTGATCGGCGGCCTCTACCACGACGCCCACAAGACCTACGGCCAGTCCCTCTATGACATCCTGATGCCGATGCACGACATCGCCACCTACCTGCTTCGCAGCAGGGTCGACAACATCTCTGCCGCCCTGAACAACCTCATCTTCGTCGACCCCACCCAGGTCTCCGTCCCCGACCTCATCGACCGTAACCCCTGGGGCGTCGTGCGCACCCTTCCTGGCACCAAACCCGGAGACGGCGTCTTTATCGCCCAGATCCCGGACGTCACCCGTGGCCACATCAACGACATCGCCGCGATGTCCGACCTCAAGCAGCGCGTCTCCGCAGCCTCCGACGCCCAGCAAGGCATGCCGACCGCCGACGGCGTCCGCACCGCCACCGAGATCCAGCGCCTCACCCAGCTCGGCTCGCAGCGCCTCGGCGTCCTGTCCCGCATCATGTCTGCCACCACCATCCGCCCCATGGCCCGCATGATGGTCCAGAACATCCAGGACTCTCTCGCCTACGAGGGCTCCATCCGCATCGACGAACAAAACATGCCGTCCTCCATCGCGCCCCTCGTCAAGGATGGCTACATCGACTTCGACGTCGCAAAAGACCTTCAGGGCGACATCGACTACCTTGTCATCGACGGCACGCTCCCCGTCGAACCGACCCGCAATGCCGAGACCTGGATCAACATGCTCCAGATCATGAACCAGACTGGCCTCAACATGGAATACAAGGCCGGTGCCATCGCCGAAGAAGCCATTCGCGCCATGGGCATCACCGACCTCGAACGCTTCCGCATTTCCGACCAGGAGCGCCAGCAGCAAGGCCCCAGCCCCTCCCAGCAACTCATGATGATGGAGAAGATGCGCGGCGCATCCGTCCAGCCCAACGAACAGGTCCAGCGCCAGGTCGAACGCGGCAACCTCGTCCCGATGCGCCAGGCACAAGGGGGCCGTCGCTGATGCACACCCAGGACATCGCCGCCAACGTCCCGGCCCTGACCCGCGACTACATCCACCTGGCCATCCAGGAAGCCCTTACCCCGGCCATCGAAGAGATCTTCACCGAGATCTCCAGAGCCAAGGCCATGGCCTCCAAACCCCAGAACCCCCAAACCATCGCCGCCGAAGTCGCGCAGACCGTTGAAGCCTCGATCTCCCACGGCATCTCCAACATCATCAACCAGAAGACAGCCAATCTCCGCGCCGAACTGGACACCATCCTGGCTCAGATCCAGGAAGAAACCGCCAAGACCGAAGCGTCCGCAGACCGCCTCCTGACCGCCGTCGCCGACCTCGAAGCAAAGGTCCGCAAGTGGCTCGACCGCGACCGCTACGCCCTGACCCGCGCCCAAGTCCTCAAGGCCATGAGGGAGAAGAACAATGGCTGAGACCCGCCCAACTGGCGAACAACTTCGCTTCGTCTCCGCCGCAACCGGCGAGCACATCCTCGACACCTATCTCGAAGCAGCCGAGAAGGGCGGACGCACCGTACCTGACATCCTGGCCGACATCTTCGACTCAACCACTGGCCTCTTCCGCGCAGACATCTTCGACTTCCGCGTAGCCTCCGACCTCAAGCTCCAGTTCCGCGTCGGCGACTTCCCCGACCTCGTCACCGGCTGGCAAGACGTCGAAGGCAGCCCCTTCCTCTTCTTCGCCCCCCGTGGAACCTGGGCACCCTCGACCGCCTACGCCTTGACCGACCTTGTCCGCTATAACAACGCCACCTACTACGCGCTCACGGCCCACACCTCGACCTCCACCTTCGACCCCACGAAGTGGTCCCTCATCCTCGACGACACGGAACTCGACGCCGCCATCGCCGCAGCCGCCGCCTCCGCGTCCGCCGCCGCAACCAGTGCCACCAACGCCTCGAACAGCGCCACAACCGCAACCACCCAAGCCTCCAACGCCGCCAACAGCGCATCCGCAGCCTCGACCAGCGCCAGCAATGCCGCGACCAGCGCCTCCAACGCCTCCACCTCTGCCACCAACGCCGCGAACTCGGCCAGCGCAGCCTCGACCTCTGCTTCCAACGCCTCGACTTCGGCAACCAACGCCGCCGCGTCTGCCTCCGCAGCAGCCTCAAGTTACGACAGCTTCGACGACCGCTACCTTGGCCCCAAGACAACCAACCCGACCCTCGACAACGACGGCAACGCCCTCCTGACCGGGGCTCTCTACTGGAACTCCACCGCCTCCGAGATGCGCGTCTACACTGGCTCGGCCTGGGTCGTCTTCACTGGCGCAACCAATCTCGACGCTCTTTCCGACGTCACCATCACAACCCCGGCAACCGGCAACCTCGTCCGCTACAACGGCACCCAGTGGGTCAACTACCCCGACAGCAACTATGCGCAGGCATCGCACAACCACACGCTTAACAGCCTGAGCAACGTCTCCATCGGAACGTCTTTTGCCATCGACTTCCTTGGCAACAACCACATCACGAACGGCCCGCTCACGAGCGGCGACATCCTGCGCTACGACGGATCGAGTTGGATCAACGTCGCCGACACCATCTACGCCGCCTCAACCCACACCCACGCCATCAGCGACGTCACCAACCTCCAAACCACGCTCGACGCCAAGCTCGACGACAGCCAGGCATCAGTATTCGGCCTCTCGCTCCTCGACGATGCAGACGCCGCAGCCGCACGCACCACACTTGGCCTCGGCACAGGCGACAGCCCGACGTTCACAGGCTTGACGCTCTCAGGCGTCGGCGCACTCAGCGCAGGAACGGCACTCCTTCCCTCACTCATCCCCACGGGTGACACCAACACAGGCATGTGGTTCCCGGCTGCGGATACGGTGGCTTGGTCAACGGGTGGGACTGAGCGGACCCGGATTGACTCAAGCGGACGCCTGCTTCTTGGCACAGACACGGCGATTGCGACAGGCATTCAGGGCGTGGCAAATACGCCGAGTTTCCAGTTTCACGGTATCCTTGTTAGCCCATCAAGCGCCGGATTTTACAATTGGAATACATCTGCATCCACATCATCGGTTTTCACTTTCAACAAGAGTGTCGGGGGAGCGGTAGGAACACGCGGCGGTTTGACCGCTTCTGGGACATCCTACGGAAGCATTGTTTTCAATGGCGATAACGGCACGACGTTTTCTACCGCCGCTATCATCTCGGCTTTGGCCGATGCCGCGCCTTCGGCCACCAGTATGCCGGGGCGCATTGTATTTTTTACGACACCATCCGGGTCGCTTACGGCGACTGAGCGCATGCGTATCCGTGCAAGCGGAGATGTCGGCATCGGCACCACTGCCCCTGACGCCTTGCTCTCCGTCAACGGCATCGCCTCTTTTGGCGCTGGTGCTGTAACCACTCCATCTATTGCAGCGTTTGGCGATCTCAACACAGGCATGTGGTTTCCTGCCGCTGATACGATTGCTTGGTCTACTGGTGGTTCTGAGCGTATGCGCATAGACAGCAGCGGCAACGTCGGTATCGGAACCAATGCCCCAACGTACAGGCTAGATGTTCAGTCATCTTCAGATTCATTTTTTAGGGTGAAAACAACTGGCACAGCCAGTGCTTGGTTTATTGGTGAAGCCGGGGCGGCAGGCGCTGTTTATTATCATAACCCCTCAAATACGCCATCTATTATTACTACTAACAACTCTGAAAGGGCACGCATTACCGCCACAGGCAACGTCGGCGTCGGCACTTCTTCCCCCGACGCTCTTCTGTCAGTCAACGGTGTCGCTTCCTTCGGTGCTGGCGCTGCGGCCACTCCGTCTATCGCAGGTTTTGGCGACCTCAACACTGGTATGTGGTTCCCGGCTGCTGATACGATTGCTTTCTCGACGGGCGGCAGCGAGCGCATGCGCATCGCCGCCGAC